TTTACACATTTTAGGTTTGAACAAAAGAGCGTGGAATTTCTTTAATAATTTTGATATGAAAACCATTGCTGATTTGATGACTTATACAAGGGTGGATTTACAGATATTCAAAGGAGTTGGAAAAACAACTCTAAGGGAGATTGAAAATTCATTGTCTAAATTAGGTTTGACTTTACCTAATAGCGTAATTCCGGTAGAGGCGGAATAATGAGCATTCAGAGTAAATTGTTTGAGTTTAGGCAACAGTCAGTAGCGGTTAAGAAGAACGCTAAAAATCCATTCTTTAAGAGTAATTACGCAGATATAAATAGCGTGATAGATTCTATAACTCCGATACTTGATGAACTTGGATTGGTGTTTACTCAATGCCCCGATATAAAAGATGGTGTTGAGGTCTTAACAACGAGAGTAACTATTGCTGAAGACCCTAAAGAATACATAGAGTCTAATGTGAGATTGTTGTTACCTTCGGCTGATATGCAAAAACTAGGTAGTGCTATAACCTACGCTAGAAGATATGCTTTAATATCAATGTTTGGACTAGAGACTGAGGATGATGATGGTAATTCAGCATCTAAAGTTTCAAAAAAAGCGACAAAACCAAAAGATAAAGAGTATAATGGAACTCCAACACAGAAGCGAAATCAACGAATTAATTACGCTTTTAAACAGTTAGATAAAGCCAAAGAAAATGGAGATATGGAGTTGGCAACTGAAATATGGGAGTGGGCAGAAGAACACGACTATAAGCAGGTTCAAGACAGACACATTAATTTATTTGGTAAATAAGAATTAACGGGGAGTGACTTCCGTTGTGTTAATCGGTGGCGTTATCATATAACCTTTTTCAAGGTCGTATCTCCCCGTCATCGTTAGGTTAAGAGGAAAAGTCCGATTGGTTGCCGTAAGTAACCAACTAATTAAACTAAATAAAAGGAGTAGATATGTCAGAATACGATAAAACCAATACAGCAATAGCGTTTGTTGATAATGGTCTTTTCTGTCAAGAAGGGGTACAAGCAAAAGGGAGACAGCCTATCTTAACTGTTAAAGTTAATATTGATGGTGTAGAAAAAGAAATCGGATTATGGTTTTCAATAGATAAAGATACTAATCAATACCGAATAACAAAGAATGGAAGTAAGATGCTAACAGGTAAAGTTAAAGACCCTTATGTTAGTAATCAAGTAAATCAATCAGCACCAATGCCCCCAGCAGGGCAACAGCAAGGTGCTCAAGAGTTTGAAGATGAAGTCCCTTTTTAGGTGGGGCTGATAAGTAAAGCAAGGGCTATCGAAACATTAACCGATAGTCTTTTCTACATTTGTAATGAGAGACAATGTTTAGTACCTTCTAAAAGTATTAAACAATATCAATACCATATTCAGAAATGGAATCCATCATTGGAAAGAGAGTTAGAAGTAGGCTTAACATTAGAGCCTGTTGATATTGATGGTTTTGGTATAACTTATAAAGGTGATGATGATAAGAAATATCGCCTAGATGTAGACTGGCAGGTGAGGTCTGAACTTCAGTATGGATTCTTAACAATGAATCATTTACAGGGATTTGATACTACTTGGTTAGGAAGGTATTCAATAGCAGATGTAAAGAGAGCAATCAATCAGAATGAGTTTAGGTTTGCTAAGACTATGCCTGATAACCCTCATTATTATGCTGTAAGGAAAAATTGGATGGGGAATCTTCCTTTTGACGATTTTGCTTTACTGATAAGAAAGTATGGCTATAATGAGAAGTTCAAGGGCTGGACTTATAGAAAGTGGGATTTTGGTAATTATTCCTATTGGTCTATGGGTGCTCCGTTAGCATTAACTGTAATTATAAACAGGAAACAGATTGTATGAATTCAGAGAATTTCTACGATTGTATTGCCGAGCAGTACGATACATATTTTCAAGACGAAGATTCAAAAAGTCAGGATAACAGAATCCTTCAGCATCTTTTAAGATTCAAAGACAAGAGAATACTTGACATTGGTTGTGGGACAGGACTTCTATTAGAAATAATGGAATTAAGTACAAATCAATATCTAGGAATTGACCCATCTAAGGGTATGCTCAATATAATGAACGCCAAGTTTCCTAATCATGAGACTATGGTTTGTGGATTTGAGAGATATGGATTCAGAAGAAGTCATACAGCATTTATCTCATTGTTTGGTTCTATGAATTATGTTAATCCCGATTATTTTAATTCCCAATTCAAATTTATTGAAGACGATTATTATTTCATGTTTTACGGTGATGAATATTCACCTGTTACTTATGATAGAGCAGGTATGAGTAGTAGTCATTTCAATATAAAAGAATTTAACCTTGAGGATGGTTATAAGTATGTAGAAGAAAATTATCTTATTTTTACAAGTTTGAAATTATGAGAATTTATAAAGATGTCAATGTTTTTGAAGAGGGTTTGAAAAGAACAAGATGGCTGTTTGATGAATTTGATGAGATAGTTGTATCGTTTAGTGGAGGTAAAGATTCAGTTATTGTATTTGAATTGGCTTTGATAGTTGCTAGAGAGCGTAATAGGCTTCCGTTAAAGGTTATGTTTCTTGACCAAGAAGCGGAGTTAAGAGCGACAATAGACATAGTTACAAAAGTGATGACTATGGAAGATGTAGAGCCCCTGTGGTTTCAAATGCCTATGAAAATCTTTAACGCTACTTCTAGTGCTGACCCTTGGATATTTTGTTGGGATGAGACTAAAGAAGATGTATGGATGAGACCGCAAGTATCGTACTCAATAAAAGAAAATGTATATGGAACTGATAGATTCAAAGCCATGTTTACTGCTATTGCTAAAAAGGACTTTCCTCCAAAGACTGCTAATATCGGTGGAGTCAGAGGTGAAGAATCACCTGCTAGATTGTTATCATTGACTGGTGCTTTGACCTATGGTGGTGAGACGTGGGGAAAAATACTTGATTTAGAGAACGACAAATACACTTTCTATCCAATTTATGATTGGAGTTATACAGATGTTTGGAAGGCAATTCATGATAATAATTGGGACTACAATGTAGTGTATGACCAGCAATTTAGTTGGGGTGTTCCTGTATTGAATATGAGAGTATCAAGCCTTTGTCACGAAACTTCAGTAGCAAATCTTAAATACCTTCAAGAAATAGAAAAAGATACTTGGGCTAAATTAACTCAACGATTAAAGGGAATTGATACCGAAGGAAAGTTTGGTTTAGAATTAGGTTGTCCTAAAGTGTTGCCATATATGTTTAAGACTTGGAACGAGTATAGGGATTATTTGGCTGATAACTTATTACATGAAGGTGAAGGAAAGACTAAGATTGTTAAACGCTTTGATAGGTGGGATGGATGGTTTGGTCATCTTAAAGGTTATTACAGGGTTTGTATCAATACAGTTTTAAAGAACGACTATCATTTCACTTTGTTGGATAATTACAGGGTGGCTAATAATCAATCAAAAATGGATGTAACGGAGGATATGTATGTCTGATAGAGAATCACAGCCAATTAGTCACGTTTTATGGATTGACTTAGACCAAATAGAGGCTAACAACTATAACCCAAATTCAGTAGCAAAGACTGAACTTAAACTATTACAAACATCAATACTGGCAGATGGATACACACAACCGGTCGTCACCTTTTATGATGAAGAACGAGATATGTACACAATCGTTGACGGTTTTCATAGATTCACTTGTTGTAAGATTAACAAAGAGATTAACCGTAGAACTGGAAACAAGTTACCTATTGTTGTAATTAAGAAGGACATCAATGACAGGATGGCATCAACTGTACGACACAACAGGGCTAGAGGAAAACACTCGATAGAGGGCATGAGTGATATGGTGTTTAAGATGCTTGAAAATGGAATGTCGGATACCGAGATTTGTTCAGAGTTAGGAATGGAAGCGGAAGAGATTGTACGATTAAAGCATTTAACTGGTTTTTCAAAGTTGTTTTCAAATGTTGAATACAGAAAGGCTTGGGAATCAGACAAGCAATTAAGACTAAGAAAGGAATTCCTTGATGGAAACAAAGAAGAAAAAGATTAGTGAATTAAAGCCATACGAAGGCAATGCTAGAATAAATGATGCGACTGTTGAGAAGTTAGTTGAATCAATAGAACGTTATGGGTATGTAGTCCCTATTGTTGTCGATAAAGACAATGTTGTTGTTACTGGACACGCTAGATTAAAAGCGGTTAAAGAACTTGGTTGGAAAGAGGTTGAATGTTTGACTTCTGATTTGTCAGATGAGAAGAATAAAGAGTTTAGGATTTTGGATAACAAGATTCAAGATATATCAAATTGGAATGATGAATATTTAGTTGTTGAATTAAGAGCGTTAGATTATCTAGCATCAGAATTTGGAACTAAAGTAAACACAGCCTTAACTTCTAGTTTTGGATTGAATGACGACCCTGTAACAGAAAGTGATATACAAGAAACAGTAAATAAGTTTGATAGCATATTTGGTGAAAGAGTTGAGAAGGCACAGAACAAGATTGTGAATATTAATTGTGAGCATTGTGGTTCTAAATTTGGGGTAGAGGCTGATAAGGTTGGATTATGAATATAGTTGATGTAAGGTTAGATGATATAACACCGTATTGGAGAAATCCACGAGATAACGATAATACCGTTCCTGCTTTGATTAAGTCTATTGAGCGATACGGCTTTAGAGTGCCAATTACTTTAGACACAAACAATACAATTATTAGCGGTCATACTCGCTTTAGAGCAGTTAGAGAAATGGGCTGGGAAGAAGTGCCTTGTGTAATAGCAGATATAAGTGAAACAAAGGCAAGAGAACTTCGTATTATTGATAATAGGATTCACGATATTACAGAATGGAATGAAGAAGAATTACAAAAGGAATTAGATAGTATTGTAAACTTGAGTAAAACACTCAACTTCTTTGAAGGTTCATTAGATGGTGTGTTTGGAATAACGAATGAAGATATGACCGTAGAGTTAGAGACTGAAACTATAGAGAATATGGGTACTAAAGAAAAGGTAGAGGATGTTTTAGTAATGTGTCCTCATTGTTTAGAAATGACAGAGGTTAAATTATGATATATGAAATAGGTAAACACAAGGTTCGTCATGGAGACATTCACGAACAAACAGAAATCAATCAATTAACAATGGGCGTAAAGGCTGATATATTTTATTCAGACCCCCCTTGGGGTTCAGGTAATATCAAATATTGGGATACTATGAATAAGAAGATGAATGGAATTACTGAATCAACTGGTAATTTTGATGTTGATGTATTTCTAGGTGTAGTGTTAGATAACGCTGTAAAACACACAAATGGTTGGGTAGTTATTGAGTATGGCAAAAGATGGGTTGACAAGGTTGTTGATATGGCTAAACAAAGAGGATTAAAATATTGCGGTCAAGTAGAGACTTTATATTCTGGAACAAACGTAATGGAAATAATATTCTTTAGAACAGACTCAGTACAACCTATTGATTTAACTGGTATTTATCATTTAACTGGTTATAAATGCGTAAGAGAGATATTCAAGTTACTTAAACCAAAAGATGATGGCATTGGAATGGACTTATGTTGTGGCATGGGATATACGGCACAGGCTTGTATTGATAATGGTTTAACTTTTGTTGGTAATGAACTAAATAAAAAGAGACTAGGTAAAACTATTAACAGACTTAACAAGAGCGTTAAGTAAGGGGAAGATTATGGCTGGAGATACATCCAAATCAAGCATAAGAAAGAAGATAACTGATGACAATAAAAAGAACTTCTTATTAGCCTACAAGGATAGTGCTGGAAACATAGCACACGCCTGTCGTGCCGCGAAGATAGATAGACAAACTTATTATAATTACATTGAGAAATTCGACTCCTTTAAAAAAGAGTGTGATAATATCAAGGAAGAGAACATTGATTTTGCTGAATCAATCTTAATGGGAGAGATAAGAAACAAGAACATGACTGCTACTATTTTCTTCCTTAAAACCATTGGTAGAAATAGAGGATATATAGAGCGACAAGAAATGGATATTGATGGAGACATGAGCCTAACTGTTGAATTTATAGAGCCTTGAATAAAAAGCCTATTGTTAAGATACCTAATAAATTTAAGCCTTTATGGAATCCTAAAAGATATAAGGTTTATTACGGTGGGCGTGGTGCTGGTAAGTCGTGGAGTTTCGCATTAACACTTCTATTGATGGGAGCAAAGAAAAAGAAAAGAGTTTTATGTACTAGAGAGGTACAGGGCTCAATGAAACAGTCAGTACATAAGTTGCTGTCTCAATGTATTGAATTATTAAAACTTGGTTATTTTTATAGAATTACTAGAGAAGGTATTTACGGAAGAAATGGAACAGAGTTTATATTCTATGGATTAAAGCACGACCCGATGCAGATTAAGTCTTTAGAGGGCGTTGATATTTGCTGGGTTGAGGAAGCACAAAAGATTAGTAACGAGTCATGGGATGTTCTTATACCAACGATTCGTAAAGACGGTTCAGAAATATGGATTAGTTTTAATCCAAATTTAGAAACAGACCCAACTTATGTTAAGTACGTTGTAAATGAACAGAGGGAAAACTCACTTATCGTTAAGGTAAATTATTGGGATAATCCTTTTTTTAGTGATGAGTTAAGGGAAGAGTTAGAATACCAAAAAGAGTTAGATTATGATGATTACTTACATATTTGGGAAGGTCACTGTAAAACAGCATCAGATTCACAGATATTTAGAAATAAGTTTATTGTTGAGGAATTCAAAGCCTCCGATGATGTAGTTTTCTATTATGGTTTAGACTGGGGTTTCTCACAAGACCCAACAGCAGTATTAAGGTGTTACATAATAAATAATGAGTTATATATTGATTATGAATCAGGCGGTACTCAAATAGAGTTAGATTCTACTTATAAGTTAATTGATGCAATACCAAAGTCAAAACAATATACAATAAGAGCAGATTCAGCACGACCAGAGTCTATATCTTTCGTCAAAAGACAGGGATATAAGATTGAATCTGTCCATAAGTGGGCAGGTAGTGTTGAAGATGGAATTGAGCATATTAGAAGTTTTAAGAAGGTTCACATTCACACAAGATGTATGGAAACAGCGAGTGAGTTTGTTAAATATAGTTACAAGGTAGATAGGGTTACTGGAGATATATTACCAATGATAATTGATGCTCATAATCATTACATAGACGCATTAAGGTACGCACTTCAGCCAATGATTAAACAAAAAGGAAAGCCAAGAATGGCAAAA